ATATGCCCATCCAATAATTGGAGAGTGGAAAGCACCAGTATCACCGAATGCGTTTCTCAGTGTTGCTCCATAACCAATGGCAGCATATTCAAGACCACTATCTGGAGTTGGTGTTACGATTTCTCCACCATTATCATTAATCTTAGCAAACTTATTAACACCCAAACGTCTTACGAAACCGTTCAGGATTGCCCCAGAACCAACCGAATTGGACTTAATGGTGGTAGATGTCGAATCATAGTTCAAACCCTGTGCCAGGACGACTACAGAGGTGACTACACCAGCATTATTAATCAATGCCCTCAGTCTGGCACCAGTTCCTGTAGTACCTGTTCCTACAGGATTAGAGTTAACAACTAACTCTGGTGGTGAAGTGTATCCACTTCCACCATTAAGTACAAATACACTGTCAATTCTACCATTGAGAATAACAGGTCTTACTTCAGCACCACTACCACTATTTACGGTGATTTGAGGTGTTCTCTGGAAGTTTAAAATTTCAGATCCGTAGTCAGTTCCTGGATTATACAGATATGCATCTACGATTGGACCACGAACAATTGGAGTTGCGGTAAATGTTCCTTCTGTCTGTTGGGTCGTTACTGCTTTGATAGTAACGGTGATTGCTGGGTACTTAAAGATGTGACTGCCAACACCAACAGATCCAAGAGAGACATATTTGTTTCTATTGAAGTCAGAAAGATTGGTTCCACCTACTCCAGCATTAGCAAGTCTAAACTCATTGTTAGAAACAGTCAATACCTTGTACTGAACTGTTGTGGAAAGTCCAGAGATGGCAGTATCAAAGTATTCGTACTCTACAAAGTCACCATTAGTAAAGTTATGGTTATTGAAAACAACCGTATCATTTGCTGTATTGATACCTGTTGACTGAACAATGAGTTTTCTATTAGAATATCCTTGTCCAGGGTTAAGGACATTAAGCCTATCAATTTTAAGCTTCTTATTAGTAGTTCTGAACTTCATCAGTCCAGCATTATTCTCAGTCGTAATACCAATAGTATTGATTCCTAACTGAGAATCTAGTTTTGTGTTATGGATTTGAATAGTGCTGCTATTGATGAACTTCGAATAGTAGATGTTACCAGTCTGAAGTGTTAATCCCTGTACAGCATCATTTGCGGTATTGGTGGAAATACCAAGTGCAGAATTTCCTAATGCATTGTAAACAATAGGATCACCTGTTTGGAAATTATGTTGAGTATCAAATGTAATGGTGTTAGCACTTACATCAATACCACCACCCTCAGCAATGGTGTTGGCATTAAAGAAGACTTCTCTAAATTCAGATGCAAGTGTTGCTGATGCTGTAGCACCCTCACCATTACCACCAGAAATATTGATAGAGACAATCTCTTCAATATCAAAATTAACGGGGTCTACAAGAATATCTGAGAAAGAACCCTCTACTACTGGTTGGACAAGAGCAGTTGTTCCTGAAGAAACAGATGGATTACCGACAGATACTCTTGGTGCATTGGCAGCATCATAATTAGTACCACCAGAAAATACATCTACTCTATTAAGAGGTCCGTAGAATACAGACTCATCAACTTTGTAGTTTGAAATTTCAACACCATTAATTAACATACCAGTAGAACCTGGTTGAGTTAAGTCTCTTTCACCAGTTCTGATGTCTTGAGATAATGGGAATTTTTTAAGAAGTTTTTGTGGTTGGATAGAACCTTCTCTTTGTTCAGCAAGAACAAAATTGTGAGGACCACTTCCAGTTGGATTGAATCTTACAAAAGAACCAGCTGCCAAGAACGATCTTGACAGTGCTAACTTAATTCTGTTATTATTTGGTGCTGGTTGTACCTCAACATAGTAACTTGAGTTTGTAGTCAACCCAATTATCGCAGGAACTCCATCTGCTGGTGAATATACTACCTCATCACCAGTTACAAATGGTACAATATTCTGGAAAGAAATAGTATCATACGATAATTTATTAACATCATAATTTTGTACAGACCCACTAGCAGTAGAAGCAACAGAGATTTGAGATTCTGTTGTTACTGGTCTAATAACATAAGATGGTAAGGAGTTTGAAGCAACATAACCAAATGTATCATTTTCAACGTAGGTGTTCAGTACATCCGAAGAAAGTACATTGTTTCCATATGACAGTGGAGCACCTACAGAAGATGCTTTATTAATTCTTTTTCTAATATCATAGAATCCAAGTGGATTGACTCCAGAGTAGTCACCAGCTCCAAGAGTGACCGCATTATTGGTTAAGTTTACACTGATTACCTTTAAGTTCGATGCAGCAACAGTTTGATTAGATCTCTCTACAATATCAACAAAGTCACCTACCTTCAAACTAGACCTATCAATTGTTGATGAGAGGTTAAATGTAGAACCACTGAAAGAACTTACAAAATATCTCGTGGATGTGTTGTAAATCCAAGAGTTGTAGAAGATTTTTTTATAAGAGTCGTCTTCTTGATCGTTGGAAACAACCTGACCAAGATTCTTAACAGAAATTAAAGAACCTTCTACAGAAGAAAAAATATCTTCGGTCTGTTTAAAATTGCTTAGAACACCAGTAATAACAAATCTAACCTGTCTGGTTAAATCATTTTCTTCAAACGCATAGACTTCCAAATCTTGAGTGATTTCTGTCCTAGGGTCAATATTACTGGTTAAACCACTGCATCCAATGAACTGGGTGATTGTTTTTTCCGTGTATGTAATCGTGTTGTCACCAATGACAAAAGAACCAGACTCTGGGAATCCAATGGTAGAATCTACAGTAATTACAGAAGAACCAGCAGAATGACTGCCAATAGTAAAACTGCTTCCAGGGATATTAAATTTGCCTTCGATTAAACTCTCATCACCAAATCCAGTGAACAGAGAAATCTTATAATAGGTTTGTACACCAATATCCTCAGATGTTCCTCTAGTGAAAATCTCTACTTCAGAGATTGGTCCACTTGCAGCACCAATCCCATTGAGTACTTGAGCATCTTGGAACAGAGTCGTTCCAGAAATTAAAGCAGGGTTTCCACTAATCAGTTTTGCGACTATAACTTCTCTACGAACATATTCCGCATATGATGGTTTTGTTAAAAACTGTTCAAGATCAATTACTTTAGAGTCAACACCATACAGAACTTTCAACAGAATCTTGATAGATTCTTCCGTACCTTTGCTCTCGTATAAACTTCTAGATTCTTTAATGAAATTATTTACATCAAGGTTAGATGCCAGTGTTGCTTCTTCCAGTCCAGGAGTGTACAACTTTTTGAGTTTTTTGTAAAACTCTTTGAGGAAGAGCGCACTAAGATTCTGTACTGATGTTCCAGATGCGTGAGTATCTGCTACAGACTTGGAAAATACTAATTCTTCTGGATTATTTGGAGCATGATAAGAAGTAATTCCAGAAAAACCACGGATACATCCCGTAAAGGAATTTGTAGTTAATCCAGTATACGTAATAATTTCATTATCTAACTTAATTAATCCATATTCTTGCGGAAATCCTTTCGTATTGGTTACAAAAATTTCCGCATCTGTCGTAGAAATGCCAGCAGTCACCGTAGACATGCCAGCAATAATATCTGGTGTTAAACTATCTAATTTAAGGTACGAATCAATATTCTCAGCAATGTCAACTGGACCACCAGCAAATTCCTGAGAAGTATAATATGATCTTAAAAAATCCACTACAAGTGGATTTTCATCTTTAATAAATTCTGGAAGTTGATTGTCTACAACTTGCTGAATCTTAACTCTGGAATCAAAGACAGAATTAGTGTTTATCATTTCCTACTTAATTGTCCGTTGGTATAACTGGATGCGACAGGGAATCCAACCCCCGAGATTTGTTCACCAGATGTAATAGTGTCTCTTGCCATATTTATGGTGCTATTAGAGATATCTAATTGCAAATACAAGTCTTTGAGACCAATTACGTCATTAGATTCTGGAACTGCTTGAATTTCAATAATTGAGTTTGGTTTGACTGTAGATGTTATATTGACGGTATTAATTAATATTTCACCTTTAACATAATCAATGGATCCAGCAGCAGGGACGATAACAATAGGACCAGCATCAGATTCTTTCACAATTGCTATTGTTCCAGTTTCCATATCAGCATTGGGAACATCTGTAAAGTAAAGAAGATCAGAAGACCCCTGTACAGTGAATCCAGTGCTCTTAATGTTGTATCCTCCAGAGACTACATGGAATTTGTTTCCATAGCAAATCTCATACTGAGTATATTGGTTTAGAAGTGCCTTCAGGTCCCTTCTAATTACCACTCTGGTGATATTTGATGTAATTGCCGTGTTCGTATCGTCAATAACTTTTACTGCTTTACTGTATTTGAATCTTCCACCAAAAGCATTAAGATCAACAGAATCAGAATAGGTATTCAGACTTGAGATAACATCCGTTCTAAGTTGTTTAGCATCAGCCACCTGACTCGCATTGTAAAATACCGTAGAATATAGTTCAATATACAGAAGTTTAAGATCTTCAATTCTTTGGTTTACACCAGCAACAGAATATTGCTTCAAATCATTTAAAATCTGAGATTTTGTAAAATCTGACAAAAATGTACCATTTTTTGGTTTGATGCTCAAAACAACAGTGCCAAATTCTGGTGGATCTAACTCCTCACCACCAACTACAGATACAGATTCGGTATCTGGATAAATTCTTTGAATAATTGCCTCATAATCCTTGGCAGTAACAGCTCTGTACTGAGAAGAGTACAATCTGGGTGCAAAATACTTTACAGACTCTAAAGGTTCAATATCAGAACCATCAATTGCAGATTGATTGGTTGTTATTGAAACAGTATTTGTTGGTAAGAACGAGGCACCAAGACTATTTGATACAGATCCCGAGAAACTAAAGTTATTTGGACCATTTCCAGATTCACCATCACAAATGATGTAACTCACATCGATGATAGCTTGATCTTCTAACTTTTTACCAAAAATTCCATCACCAAATAGAAGTTCA